ACGATAAAAAATAATAAGGTGATGTTTTTGAAATGTAATCAACAATATTTACAGCCTTCGAAATAATACCGTTATAAAACATACTATTGTTGCTGCAAAAAGTAGATAAAGATTGCAAATTACTAGTTTTTACAGGAGATACGATAGATGCTGTATTATTACCATCAATTTTTTTATAGATCTTAAACAAATACATAGCTAAATCTATAAATTGATTACTTGCACCCTGCGTATAACTAGAACCAGATAAACCTGCACTGAATAAATCTACTTTTACACCTTGTTCATAAAAAACGTATAGCTGTTTCGTTGTAGAAGGAAAAGTACCAGCAGAAGGTGTTTCATATAAATTACCGCTCGTAGCTAAAAATGTTATATCAGCAAAAGAAGAATTATTGTTTGATGTATTTTGTATAACTGCACTTGTACCAATAATATTTTCAACCTGAACACCTGTTAATGTACCTGTACTAGCTGGACTATTAGGGTCTGACTGTGTATTAACTGAAACAAATGTATATTTAAAAATAAATTTAGTCCTACCGCTACTAACAGCATTAAGAGCATTTAATTCAGATTGTGTATAAATCCCAGCAGCTACAGTAGTAGCATTTATTGGTGCAAACAAAGTGTTATTAGTATCCAAAAAATCAGTTACGGTTCCAACGGCTCTACCTGTATTTCCAGTACCATTAAAATCAAAAATCATAGGCACTGTAGTACCTGCATAGCTCGCCCATCCATTTGTAACATTTGCTCCTGTCTCAGCATCAAACACCTGTAAACTCATTCTAAAAGTAGTATTTGATGTATCACCACTACCAACAGTAAGTACCCTAGTTCCCGAAAATTCCTTACCTGCGTCAGGTCTGTTTTGCAATGCGCTTCCAGAACTTGCAGGTAAAACCTCAGATAGATAAGTATATATGTCATTTCCGCAAAATAAGCCAGTACTTGATATAGGACAACTATTAGGTGATGAAGCTAAAGATGCTGCTGTGCTATAAATATGACTAAGAGTAATTGTTGTATCTGTTAAAAAGGATAATTTTTTTATACCTGTAAAAGATTTCGATTTACTAGGGCTGCTTACTATTTCACCTTGAGATATTACATATAATAATTTTTGTACAAAACTAGATGTACCTGCTTTTACTAAACTTGGTTGTATCCATACACCACCAATATTACTTGCTCTTTTACCAAAAACGATAGGTACAGTTTCACCTGTTGTTGCTATTTTTTGTGCAACATCTAAATCTGAGTTAGGTTTTTTAAAATTATCTAAACTTTCATCTAATATTTGTGCATCTTGGCCAACTTCTGATTTTTTTTGTGGTTGCGCTACATAATCAGCCCTTGACCTACCAAGTATTCCACCACCTCTTGCTGTAACGTGTCCACCAATATAACGATTTGTACCTTTTACAAAACCTTTTTCGTCTAGTAAATCACTGATATTTCTGCTTGTTGATGCCATTATTCGTTTATAATACTGTTGATAAAAGGCAAAATCTCACCTGGTACTTTAAATACACATGACTTAATAATTTTTACTTTTTTATCACCTGTTAAAACTATATTATCACTAGTTTTATAATATCTTTTATTGTTTTCTATATAACCTATTACATTTGATACTTCTGTATCATCAGATAAAACAGCAACAATATCTTGAGCAAAAGTAATATTATTCATAAAGAAACAAACCTTCCCATTAGATCACTACTAATACGTCTTGATGGTACTTGTGCTTTTAATTTTGAGATTGCAGGGCTAACAGACCATGTAACAGTTGTATCATTTACACTTGCTTTGTCTATAGTTCCTGTATATCTACAAATTAAATTAGCTGAATTACTTAGAGTATCTTGACCTATTGCTTGTGTATATAAAGATGCAATGACAAGAGAATCACCATTTACACCTGTATCTGTGAGGTCAATAATGCTTGCTGTGGCTGCTAAATTTACTTGTAAATTACTAATACCAGATGCTTTTGTTGATGAAAAACCACTAGCGTCAAAAGCAAGATAAATAAAATTAATTGCTTGATTCATTTCTGTATCTGCTGTTAAATTCTGTGCAGATTGATAAAAATTTTGATATGCGTTTGTTGGTAATCTCTTACCACTGCCATCTGTAACACTAGATTTGTCAGAGTAGTATTCTAAAAATGTAAGTATATCAAAATCTGCCATAATTACATACCTAAGTACTGCCTTTCCCCACCTGCTTCAATATAATTCATAGTTTGTGCAACACTACTTTGTACTGCATTTGCTAATTCTTGCGTAGTGACAAAATTAGTACCATTCATTTGTGTTACCGCACCTGTTTGTATAGTTATTTTTGGACTAGATTTTTTTCTTTGTGTTATATGAGCAACACCATTTATTATTTCTGATACCAGTTCTGTTTCTTGTTGTCTATTTTGCCTACGTCTTGATTGTTGCGTTGCTGCACTATCGCCAATACCTGCAATACTTTTATCTTGCCCTGCCCTATTGTAACCACCACTAGTACTTAATTTAGGTGTGTTCATACTTAAATTTGGTACTCTACCTGCTGCACTAGATGTTCTGGGTATAGAAGATGCTGTAAAGCTAGGAATGGATGATGATGTTGAACTTGGTAAAGATGTGCTTGTTGAGCTAATACCTGTGCTTATAGGACTATCAATACCTGTAGCTTTTGCTTTTCTACCAGTTAACCTATTAAGTAAATTTAATGCTCCTTTTATCGTATTTATAAACGACCTTAGTGGTAAAGTTGCTAGTTTTATAGCATTTTGTACAATTTTTGGTAAACCACTAAATGCGTTTCTCGCCATATTTATAGCTGCATTAAAAACATTTCCTACAAACTCTGCATATAAATTAAATGGTGCCAAAATAATCCGACCTATTGCTTTAAATATTTCAGCTATTTGATCTCTAAATTTAAATATTAAAGCACCTAAACCAATAATTGCTAATGGTATAGCACCGCCAGCAAGTAAAGGAGCAAAAACACCAACAACGGCACCAATAACACTACCTAAAGCACCAAAACCAGTAACAATTAAACCTAATGCAGGTGCAATAATAACTAAACCTGCGCCTAATGCAGTAGCTAGTGCAATTATTGTTTGTAAAGGTGCAGGTAATTTTCCAAATACATTTAGAACACCTGTAACAAGTTGTACAATAGGCGTAAATGCAGGTAATAATTTTGTACCTATAGTTATTGATAAATTTTCCATTTCTTTTCTGAAAAGCCTAAATGCGTCTGGTGCTGGTACATCCATATCTCTAATTTTTGCCATAGCTTTCATAATAACTTCTGTCGTTAACAAACCATCACTACTAAGTTGTTTTAATTCACTTCTTTGTACACCCATAACTTCAGCAATAGCATCTCCTATAATCGGTAATCTTTCCATAATTGACCTATATTCATCACCTTGTAAAACGCCACTACCTAACGCTTGACCTAATTGCAACTGTACACCTGCAAGATCATGCGCTGATAAGTTATACCTTAAAGCTGCATTATTCAAACCTAAATATGTATTTTTTATCTGTTCTAAAGATATTCCCATAGGTCTTAATCTTGCAAATAAATCAGTAACACCTTTTGTAGCTGTTAGTTGTCCAATTCCAAACCTATCAGCAGCACTACTTACAAATTCTAAAACTTGTTTATGTTCATTAAATTCATCTGTTAATATTTTTAAAGTTTTTTGTGTCCTCTGCATATCAACACCTGCTTTTACAAAACCACTTACAGCAGCAGTAGCACCAATAGAACCTAATACACCCATTAGGCTACTACCAGCCCTTTTTAACTTATTAAAAGCAACAGCAGTTTTATTAGAAGATTCTTTAACCTTACCTAGACCCTTATTTAAGCCATTTAAGGATTCTTGACCTGTAACCCTTGCCTTTATTGTATAGGTAGTTGCTAAATCCATTATTTATTTTTTTCGTTTAACGTTTCTATTATTTTAGCCTCTAACACCTGTAAGTCAGCAAGTATTTCTTGAGGTTTTTGTATTTCGTCTTTTTTCAATTCAAATATCCATTTTATTGCATTGTAGTCTAAACCATAAATTACACCACTATCCATACGCCATTGAGTTTGTATATCTAAAAAAATTATTACTGATAACCAATTTTCTTCAAATACTTCATATGATGTTTGTTTTTCTTTTTTTTCTTCTATGGGCTGATCGAATAGTACAGAATCATCTTTTGCTGTTTCATCAACAATACGATCACCGCACCAAAACAACGCAGCCCCTTCTAGTTTTTTGTTTTTTGTTTTGTTATTTCGTTAAAATATACTTCTACTAATGTATTTGCAAGCATTGGTACATCTAATATCTGTTTTTTGGTTGCTTTTGTATATGGTATAGGTGTTTCACCATCTGTAATACCATCCCAACCTATTAGTATTTCATCTGCAATTAATACATCACTTATATTCTCACCATCAGTAATTCCATTATCTATTTCTTTTTGTTTTTTATCTGCCGATTCTTTGATCTCGTTTATTCTTGACTGTGGAATTATTTTAAAAACTGCGTCAAATGTTTCTTTTTTTTGTGTACCACCATCATCAGGTGTATAAAAGACAATAGGATGTGTAAAGGTTGCTTCTTTTTTTAAGATAAACATAAATTTTTTATAATCTTCTCTAGGGTAAACCCTTTTCTATATACTTGCAACTAAGTAAAAGCTAACGAAAATTCATCTTGACCTGCATCTGTAGGAGTAGCGTAGAAGGGTAAATTTAACATAGTAATTCCGTCTGTCTCTTCGTATGTAGGCTGTCCTAAGTCAGTTTGTGGACAAGATACAGTAACAATGTTTCCAGCACCACCCGAATGACTCCATGTATTAGTGCCAGTGGTTGTGCCTAATGCTGTTGTAAAGAAGTTTTTACTAGATAGTGCAACTGCCTCAATAACCATGCTTCCAGAAGGTCTACGGTCTGTTATAAGTGCTTCTTTTGTACCGCCTACAAGTTCTCTATAAATAACTTCATTAGCAAAATCTAGTTCCCATGATTGTAACGCTGCACCAAAACCAAATACTGAAAAACTAGACGTATTGCCATTTTTAAAAAGCACAGGA